CGATAACGGCCAATGGCTCATCATGGGCAGCACCAACTACCTTTTAAACCCCGTCCACGAGTGGCTACGGGCCTCTGGCGTGCTTTTTGAGCGCTCCGGAGTACCAAGCCTTAGCCTAACCCTTTTAAAGGCCGTACAGACGTGGGAAAAACTGCGCAAAGGGGAGTTCCTGCACGGTGATGAGATCAAAAACGTCTACAAATACATTGGCGGCGAATTCATCACCAAGGGCCACCGAACTTTCAAGGGCGACCCGCTGCTTGAATACAGCATCAAGGACCTCCAGAACAGCTTTGGCTTGCAAACCGATGCAATTTGGCACCAAGCCCTGTCCCGTATCAGCGAAGACAAACGTGACTACCTCACCGCAGTCCTGCGTCGCGGAACCAAGCTCTCAACCATGGGCCGAATCAAACTGTCCACGATCCACGGAGCAAAAGGTGGTGAGGCGGACAACGTCTTACTGCTCATGGACCTCTCACCTAAGTTTGCGAAAGAGTACGCAAGTAACGGGGACAACGTTCACCGGCTCTTCTACGTGGGAATCACCCGCGCCAAGAAAACTCTGCACTTAGTGCTACCCAAACATACCGAAAAAGGCTTCAAAATATGAAAACAATTCCCCTTTTCCCAACACCAACGGAGTGGGTGGCCCCAGAGGTATTCCCAAACCTTTCAACAGCGAAAGAAATTGCAATTGACCTCGAAACTTGTGACCCCAACATGGAATCCATGGGCCCCGGATGGCCTCGGAACGACGGTTTCATTGTCGGCTACGCCATTGCCGTCGATGGATGGTCTGGCTATTTTCCAGTGGCGCATCAAGGTGGTGGAAATCTGGACAAACGCCGAGTGGAACGATGGATTACGGACGTATTGGCTTACCCTTCCGATAAGGTTATGCATAACGCCGCCTATGACTTGGGGTGGCTACAAGCAAGTGGTTTTAAAGTCAACGGACGGATCATCGATACCATGCTCGCCGCCCCAATTCTTGATGAGAACCGTTTCAGCTATTCTCTCAACGCCTTGGGATTTGATTACCTCCAAGAAATCAAGTCAGAGCAAGGGCTCAAACAAGCCGCTGCAGACTTCGGAGTCCACCCGAAAAAAGAACTTTGGAAACTACCCGCCATGTATGTGGGAGAGTACGCTGAGCAGGATGCCGCGCTCACACTGAAGCTGTGGCAATCGTTCAAGATTCGCATGCGTCAGGATGAAGTCGAATCAATCTTTAACCTCGAAACAGAAGCCTTCCCCGTCCTGCACAACATGACCGTGCGCGGTATTCGATTTGACCGCAGCAAATGTGAGCAGCTCATTGAGCAATTGATCGCCCGCGAAAAACAAATTCACAAGGACCTCAAATCACTTGTCGGATCCAGCGTCGATATCTGGGCCGCACAAAGCATCGCCTTAGCGTTTGACAAGCTCAATTTGCCTTATGCCAAGACAGAAAACGGCCTTCCAAGCTTCACAAAAGGTTTCTTGGATGGTTGTGAACACCCCATCGCCAAAATGATCGTAGAGGCCCGCGAAACCAACAAGACGCACAGCACTTTCCTGCAGCCCTACCTCAATTTCAGCGCCAAGACTGGCCGTATCCATCCGCACGTCAACCAGATGCGCTCAGATGATGGTGGCACCGTCACAGGACGCCTGTCCATGGCCAATCCAAACCTGCAGCAAGTCCCTGCGCGCCATGAAATCATCGGCCCCATGGTCCGCGGCCTGTTTTTGCCAGAAGAGGGCGAACTTTGGGCCTCAAATGACTTCTCGTCACAAGAACCACGGCTTCTTGTTCACTATGCATCACTACTAGACTTACCCGGAGCTGACAAAATGGTGTCAGCCTATCAAGAAAATCCAAATACTGATTTCCACCAGATGGTTGCAGACATGGCCGGCATCAAACGCAAGGCTGCCAAGACAATTGGTCTGGGGTTGATGTACGGAATGGGCAAAAACAAGCTTGCAGCGCAGTTGGACCTGAACCTCGACGAAGCTTCCGAGCTGATCGACCAGTTCCACAGGAATGTTCCGTTCTTGAAAGGCACAGTCAATGCTGTGATGAAACGAATCGAGCATCCCGCCTCTGGTGGATCCATCCGCACGCTGCTTGGACGCAAGTGCAGGTTCCCACTTTGGGAGCCGATGGAGTGGGGAGTGAACAAAGCGCTGCCCCGAGAGCAAGCCGTCATTGAATACGGTCAGAGGATCAAGCGCGCCGGCACTTACAAGGGCTTGAATCGTTTGATTCAAGGTTCTGCAGCCGACCAGACCAAGGCAGCCATGGTTGCGTTAGCGCGTGAGGGGATCATGCCCATGCTGCAGGTTCACGATGAACTGGCATTGAGCGTCAAGACAAGGGAGGAAGCGCAGCGTGCAGCAGAAATTATGGCAACGTGCGTGAATATGCAAGTCCCCAGTCGGTGCGATGTGGAAGTCGGACCAAGTTGGGGAGAAGCAAAATAATTAATGTGATACACTTCGCGCCACTATGAAAACCAACGCTCTTCCTCGACCGATTATCTCTGGGTGTATTGTCAGCCCGGTAGACGGCCGCCCTTGGAAGGCGGAGGCCGCAGGTTCAAATCCTGCCACCCAGACCAATCATCATTGATCACTACGGTGTTCGTAGTGTAGTGGCAGCACGGCGGATTGTGATTCCGTCAGCGAGGGTTCGATTCCCCCGTCCACCCCAAAATAAAAGGCCCCTAGGGGCCTTTTTTATCGGACACGACCTTCTAGCCTGTCTGCTACCAACTTCGCATAGCCGGCAATATCCAACCAGTGATCCACCACGTCAGGATTGCCGTTAATGATGCGGCCAATCTTGTGAATGATCATGTCCAAGGACTCCGCCTGATCATGTGCCAACACCTTGTCACGATTGCTCAGAGCATTCTGTACAACACGTTTTAGCATCTGCATCACTTCGGCGCCCTCGATGAACTTGCCGTAGTCCACGGCCCGAGCGTCAAGGGTTGTATCCACAATTCCCAATTGCTCATGCTTTTGGGAATCTTTTTGCTGCTTTTCCCATTCCGCTGCAAACTCGTCTACAGGAATGCCTAAGTTGTTGGCCATTTCCACCTGTTCACGGCTAAGCAAGAAACGTTTGGGCGCTTTGTCCCCCAATTGCTCCCTCATCATTTCTAGGCCCTCAATCGCTTGCCGATATTGCACAGGATCGATTCCTAATTTGTCGGCAATCACTTGCTGCTGCTCAGTCAGGATAGGCGCTGCCGGAGCAAGGGAGGGCAGCTGCTCACCCTTCTTAGGGAATACAAAGCCTTCCTTCCTCATCTTGTTGCGCAATCCGTAGACGGCTTGTTTCATTAAACCGAATCGAAACGATATTTCTTCGACCGAGGCCGCAGGATTACTTTCCAAAAATGCTCGCGCACGTTTTGTTCTGGATGGCAACTTAAATGTTTTACGTTTTTTCATATTGGACTTTCTTCATATTGCGATAAATCGCGTTGGGTTGGTTTAGGAAATAACTTCGGGTCAAGCCGCGTGAAAGGCCACCACGCCTTCAACTCTTCTTGGCTCAAAGGTTTTTGGGGCTCTTGTGACTGCAGCCTCTGGTTGTTGGAATACTTCATAGTACCTTCTTGGTTTGGTTCTCATCATCTTGCGAAGCCATTCAGCTCCGCCTAGTTCTTTAAATGCTGCCCACTCATCATCAGACAGCCTAATCATTCGTGGTTTGAGCGGGCTTGGCGGTTTTGGTCTTGGCATGTTGTACTAAGTTCTTTGTTGTTAATCGTTTGGTCCAGCAGCTTGCACAATGCCACTTCGTTGCACTCAACTCCACACCACCTTCCGGTGGACGCATCGTCATGCACTTGTTACAAAGTTGGTATTTATGCACGGGTGTTATCCTTCCTAGCTGCAAATGTTGGTTAGCAAAGCTCATCGCTTTAGTTCCCGTATGTAAATGGCAAAGCTTGCTATTGTGTCAGGGCCAAACGCTGTCATCTTCTCAATTTCCTGTGCAATCTCTTCAATCGTGTCGTTGCGCAAATTATTTTCCAATTGATGAATAATCATTTGCCTCTTTCTCCAACCCAAGGCCCGCTCCGTAGGATTTAGTTCCGCAGTCATACTGCCCCCTTGATTTGTTTAAGTGCCGCCTGCAACCCTGCAAGGCCCCCGACCCGCTGACCGTTGATAAAGATCTGGGGCATCTGGCGCGCCTTGGCGTCTTCCTTCATCAGCAGCGCCCTGTTCTCTTCACTGTCCACGCTGATTTCCCTGTATGGCAGATCCTGTATCTTCAGAACCATCTTTGCTGCCGTGCAATTAGGGCAATTGCTTTTTGTATAAATCAGAATGTCGATCATTTGTTTTTCCTTTCAAAAAACCATTTCCATCTGCGCTTCTTGGCGATCCGTTCAAGCAGCCTTGCCGCATACTGCTCCACTGTCAGGTCCAACTTCTCGGCAAGCAATACTTCGGAGTAAGACAGGATGATCTTGCCTACCTTGTCTTGACCACGGACCTTGCGAACTATCATGGCTGCTCCTTACGACAAAGACATGGCAATCAGCCAAATACCCCAACCCACCGCAGCAGTGAATTCACTACCGAGCAAGTAGCTGCCAATGCTGATGCAAATTACATTTGCTAAAGTTGATGTTTCGTCACCCATTTTGTTTCTCCTTCTCTACAGGTCCGTTAAACAGAGCCATGCCTAATGAACCAAGCATCACGGCCTTTAGCTCTTCGCGCTCCTCCTCTGGGTACTCAGCAGCAACTGCATCCATGATCCTCATAATGCTCGCCGCCACTTCTTTTGCAGGAATTGGTTGGGCGCTCATGATTGCTCCTTCGCATACAAAGCAATCGGCTTGTACGTGCTAGGCGGCTTCTTCCACCTAAAGTACCGGTGCCCCACAGCGTTTTCACAAAGATATCCAATAGGCTGCGGCGCAGTTATTGAAATCACCCCCGATTGATTGGGCTCAGGCTGCTCCAACTGATCCGGATACGCTTGGTCATATCCATCCCTAAATCCCTGCTTGTATCCATCCAAAAAGGACTTCTTCAGCGCCTCTTCAATCATCTTGTCTAAACGTTCGGTCATGCCTCGTTCGCTCATGTTTTGCGCTCCTCAAACTTGTTGCACTCCTCCAACCAAATAGGGTCAAAGTTCCACGGCCAATGGAACCAACCCTTTTGCGCCGCCCGAGCATTGCCAGAAATCAAAGCTTTGGGCTCCAAGCACTGGATGTGATGCGTCATGGGCAAAGGATCACGGTTCACGCACTTGTGGCAATCAGGCCTTTGGTCAGAGCTGTTCATGGTATGCATCCCTTATCTTCATCCGCTCAATCATTGCCTGCATGGGATCGATATCACCCATCAGCACAGCAAGCAGCAGATCATCCGTTGCCTTGTAAGCCTTCTCCGTCTTGCCCAGTTGGAAACCCAGTTCCACAAATTGTTTTGGATCTTCAGTCATTTCTGTTTCCTCGCTTGCATCATTGCGTCTGCCATCTTGTACGCATCTTCAGCAGTACGCTGTTCATATCTATTGACTCCAATTAAACCGACATATCTATCAGAGCTAAGAATTCCCTGCATAGCCTGCGCAGCAAAATAATCGCGCATTAGCATCGACAGCGCATGATCGTTCCTAAAGTATGTTGGAGCGTCATCAGTCATAGTATTTCTCCTCCTTCATTTCCTCAAAATATTCGGCAGCGCTCTGCTCAATGCTAGAAATCACATCCGGATGCAAAACCCCGCTCAAGTCCACCTCACTCTTTGGCAAAAACACAGAGATCAAAGTCCAAACTTCAGGATAGTCCGGCTCCAACTTCATGCCAGACATCGGTTCAATAGAACCAACCTCCGCCGGCTCATATTCAAAGAAACACTTGAGCTGCAAACCCAACTCGTCACAGTCATACAAGAATTCATATTGATTACTCATCATTACCCCACCAAAAAGATTAAAAGAATTGCCAAGATTGCAGAACCAAGGACCACGGGCCACATCGATGGCTGCCGGTACATCGTTGGTTTTCCAAGCAGCGCAGCCTGAATCAGCTCCTCAGAACTCGTCATCTCAGGAGGCTTCGGCTGATACAACAGACCAATCTGCACCTTGCCCGTGTTAAACGGCGTCAAACGATTGTCAATACGCGTGACAGGAATGAAATCGTGCGCATTAGTGATCATAGGTTGGCCCCTCATTCTTGCGTGCCTTCTCTGCGTCCGTAAACGCCCGCTCAAACCCCTCCATAAATACCTCCAGTGGTACCCCCAAGTCAACAGTCAAAATGGCTGAAGCAACGAGGCACGCGTACCAAGCACGCGAGGGTTTTTCAAAAGTAGTTTCGCAAAGATTTATCAAAGTCTGCGCATCGTCCAAGATTTGTTCTATCTTTTGTTCGTCAGTTAAAGGCTTTGTAGCCATGTCACTATCCTTTCTAAATTAAGCAAGTTATGTCGTGTTGACAGGGTTATTATCAATCTTTTAGCTAGTTAGGTCAATTACGTAAAAGCTACTTTTTTCTAGGTGTTTTCCCTAGGTTTGGGGGTTTTGGGAGGAAGTTGGGAGGGGCTGGGTGGATATACAGTGGTTGGAGGGGGAGGGTGCGAGGACCGAGGACCGAGGGTCAAAAAGGGCGAAAATGGGGCAAAAGTGAATACTTTGGTTTAGGTGCTATAGAACTTTTAGGGGTAAGGGGTGTTTTTTTTTTATTTTTTGTGAGATTTGGCGTAATAGACGTAATGGTGTAATAGTTCAATGAAATCAATACTTTATGAGCATCCGGCAAATTACGTCTTTGTCAGAGATGTAATTTTTTCAGGGGGGCTCCGCGAGATGAATTCTGAAAAAATAAAATCACACTATACCCTCCAAAAGTTCTATAGGAACCCTGAAAATGGTTTTGGGTTGACTCTGGGGTTGTCACTCGTTATACTGCTGATAGTTCTTTTAC